AAGAATACCTTAAATGTATTAAGGATCCAGTATATTTTATGAAAAAATATTGTTGGATTCAACATCCTACAAGAGGCCGTATTCAATTTAATTTATTCCCTTTTCAGGAAGGAACCCTTAATTTACTTAATAAAAATGATAGAAGTATAATACTTAAATCAAGACAATTAGGTATCTCTACATTATCCGCAGGTATTGCTTTACATATGATGATTTTTCAAAAGGATAAAAATATATTAGTAATAGCAACTAAACAAGACACTGCAAAAAACTTAGTAACAAAGGTAAAATTTATGTATGAAAATTTACCTTCATGGTTAAAATTAGGATTTATAGAAAATAATAAATTAGCTCTTCGACTTAAAAATGGCTCTCAAATTAAAGCAGTATCAGCAGCAAGTGATGCAGGTAGATCAGAAGCTATTTCATTATTAATAATTGATGAAGCAGCTTTTATTGAAGAAAATAGAATAGAAGAAATTTGGGGTTCATCACAACAAACATTAGCTACTGGAGGTAAAAGTATAATATTATCTACACCAAATGGTACTGGAAACTTTTTTCATAGAATGTGGGCTAAAGCAGAAGAAGGAACAAATGGCTTCACTCCTATAAAACTACCTTGGACAGTTCATCCCGAAAGAGATGAACAATGGAGAAGTAGACAAGATGATGAATTAGGATTAAGAATGGCAGCACAAGAATGTGACTGTGATTTTACAACTTCAGGTAATATAGTATTTAATCCCGAACTATTGAATTATTATGATCAAACTTTTATTAAAGATCCCTTAGAAAAAAGAGGAATAGAAGGAGGATTACATATTTGGGAATATCCTGATTATACAAGAAAATATGTAATAGCAGCAGACGTAGCAAGAGGAGATTCTCAAGATTATTCGGCATTCCATATTATAGATATAGATGAATGTAAACAAATTGGTGAATTTAAAGGTCAAATAGGTACTAAAGAATACGGACACATGTTAGTAGCAATAGCTACTGAATATAATAATGCTTTATTAGTTATAGAAAATGCAAATATAGGATGGAATACTATACAAGTAGTTATAGATAAGGGTTATAATAATTTATATTATTCCCCTAAAGGAGATGCAGCTACTAGTGCAGAAGCATTCTTAGCTAAAGGATATGATATAACAGATACATCTAAAATGGTGCCTGGATTTACAATGAGTATGAAAACAAGACCTTTAACAATAGGTAAGTTAGATGCTTATATGAGAGAAAAATCACTTATAATTCAAGGGAAAAGAACAATGGAAGAATTACGTACTTTTATTTGGAAAAATGGAAGAGCAGAAGCCCAAACAGGGTACAATGATGATTTGATAATGTCTCTAGCAACAGCATGTTATGTTAGAGATACAGCTTTAAAATTTGCACAACAAGGAATAGATTTAACAAGAGCAGCATTAGGTAATATACAAAGTCATAATACTCCCATTTATTCTAGTAATATCAATAAAAAACAAGCAGGATGGACACAAGATTTAGGAAAAAAAGGAGGACAACAAGATTTGACTTGGCTTCTCGATTAATATGTATTAAAAAACAACAAAATGGCAGATACTAGTTTATTTTCAAGATTACGAAGACTGTTTTCAAGTGATGTTATAATTCGTAACATTGGAGGAAAACAACTAAAAATAATGGACACGGGTAGAATCCAAAAATATGGAAATCTAGCTTCAAATTCATTATATGATAGATTTACACGTTTACATAAACCTGTAGGATCTTCTTTACAATATAATCCTACACTTAATTATCAGTCAATGCGACTACAGCTTTATAGTGATTATGAAGCTATGGATCATGATCCTATTATTGCTGCTGCTTTAGATATAATTTCTGATGAAACTACTAATAGAAATGAATATGGAGAAGTATTAAATATAAATTCTGGTAATGAAAATGTAAGAAGAGTATTAAATAATTTATTTTATGATGTTTTAAACATAGAATTTAATTTATCTACTTGGGTTAGAAATATGTGTAAATATGGTGACTTTTATCTTAAATTAGAAGTAAGTGAAAAATTTGGAGTATATAATGTTATTCCCTTATCTGTATATGAAGTAGTAAGAGAAGAAGGAACAGATCCTGAAAATCCATCTTACACTCGTTTTACATTAGATCCTAATGGATTAGCAAGTGGTGCTACAAATACAATTAGAAGAGATCAATTTACTTTAGAAAATTATGAAGTAGCCCATTTTAGATTACTAACAGATTCTAATTATTTACCTTATGGACGTTCATTTCTTGAACCTTCTCGTAAAGTATTTAAACAATTAATGTTGATGGAAGATGCAATGTTAATTCATAGAATTATGAGAGCCCCAGAAAAAAGAGTATTTTACATAAATGTAGGAGCTATACCTCCAGAACAGGTAGAACAATTTATGAAAGATACTGTCAATAAAATGAAAAAAACTCCTTATATAGATGAACAAACAGGTGATTATAATCTTAAATTTAACATGCAAAACATGACTGAAGATTTTTATATCCCTATTAGAGGTAATGATTCTTCAACAAAAATAGACACTACAAAAGGTTTAGATTATGATGGTACAAAAGATATAGAATATTTAAAACATAAAATGATGGCTGCTCTAAAAATACCTAAACCATTTTTAGGTTATGAAGAAGGAGTAGAAGGAAAATCAACACTAGCAGGTATGGATATTCGTTTTGCTAGAACAGTAGAACGTATTCAAAGAATTATAGAATCAGAACTAACAAAAATAGCATTAGTACATCTTTATTCTCAAGGATTTGAAGATAAAGATTTAGCTGATTTTTCTTTAGAATTAACCATACCTTCTATTATATATGAACAAGAAAAAATAGAACTATATACTGCTAAAACAGCAGTAGCTAAAGATATGGTAGATAATAAGATTATGTCTAAAGATTGGGTTTATGAAAATGTATTTGGATTATCACCTGACCAATATGAAAAAGAAAAAGATTTAATGATATCAGACGCTATGGATTCTTTTAGATTATCTCAAATAGAAAATGAAGGAAATGATCCTGTTGAATCAGGTGAGTCTTATGGTACACCTCATGATTTAGCTTCATTATATGGTAATAAAAGAGATAAAGCAGTAGGACCTGCTCAAGTACCAACAGGATATGATGAAAAAGAACCTGGTCGTCCAGTATTAAATCCTACTAAATTTGGTAGTGATAAAAGTAATTTTAGTAGAGACCCTTTAGGCCAACAAAAAACAGTAAATAAGATAGAAAAACCTTCAGATGGTAATAAAGTTTCTACATTTGAAATTGCAAATATGAAAAAATCACTTCAAAAAATAAAAAATAAAAAACAAATTCTTAAAGAAGAAGAAGAAAATGGACTTTTATCTGAAAAAAATATTAAGTCTCAGAAATAAGCATATATTTATATCCAGATAAATTGCAATTTTAAATGAAACTAAAACATTCTAAGTACAAAAATACTGGAATTCTTTTTGAACTTCTAACTAGACAATTAACCTCAGATACAATTGCGGGTAATAGACCTAAATCATTAGATATATTAAAAAAATATTTTAATTCAAAAACAGAATTATTAAAGGAATATAAAATATACCATACAATTGCTACTAAAAAATTTAATAGTGAAAGTAAAGCTAATATACTGATAGATACATTAACAGAAGCTTTTAAAAAGTTAAATAAAGGTAAATTAAGAAGAGAAAAATATAATTTAATTAAAGAAATAAAAAACACATATAATGTTACTAATTTTTTTAATTCTAAAATTAATAATTATAAAATAATGGCCTCTATATATAACTTACTTGAGGACAAAAATATTACCCCTAATTCTTTATTAAAATCTAAAATAACTCTTTTAGAAAACATTACAGGAGAAAAATCAGTAAAAAAACAAAAAAAATCAGTAATGGAAAGTTTAAAAAATTCTGATAAAAATACTAGATTACTTACCTATAAAGTTTTATTAGAGAAATTTAATAACAAATATAAAGGATTAGCAGATAACCAAAAAACACTATTAAAAGAATATGTTAATTGTGTTAGTAATAGCCCTGCTCTTAAAACTTACATAAATGAAGAAATTAAAAGTGTAAAAAGGTCTATTACATCTTATTCTAAAAAAGTCACAGACAAAGCAATATCTATAAAACTTACAGAAACTAGAGATTTGATTAAACCTCTTTGTAAAAAATCATCTGTACATGATGATAATGTTATTAATTTGTTAAATTATTATGAATTAGTAAATGAATTAAAATCAATCCATGGATAAAAGATTTAACATACACGATTGGCAAGCTAAGCAAACTCAAAAACGTTTAGATGAAGTTCAAATTAAAAAAGTAGTAGACCAGTCTATGAGTAATGCTGATATAGGTGCCTTAATGAACATAATGCGTAATTATGATTTAGGTAAAGTACTAAATACAATAGCTGTTATAATTGATAGAACAGGAGGTATGCCTGATGGAGCAGCTCAAATGGTTGCTGACATAGTTCCAAAAGTTGCATCTGAAAAAGAATTAGAAGAACACCATGCTGGTGACTATAATCCAGGATTTTTAAAACAAAGTGTAAATACATTTTTAGATAAATTAAAGAAAAAAACAAAAGAAGGCAAAGACTATAAAATAGTAGAAAAAATAATGGAAAAATATTTTTCTGCTAAAAAACAAAACGAAATAAGCACAACAGGAGGAGGAGCTTCATTCCAAGCAGGTTCAGGTGAAGGATATGCTACACCATATGCATTTAAGAAAAAAAGAAAAAACAATTAATTATGTTATTAACTGAGTATAGACCTTTTCAAGTAAATAAACAATTAGTAGAAGCTTCTATTAAAGAAAATAGACCTTTAAGAGTTAAAGGTATCATTCAAAGAGCTGAAGCTAAAAACCAAAATGGCAGAATATACCCTAAAGAAATTTTACTAAGAGAAATTCAAAAATATGTTGAAGGTCCTGTTAAAGAAAGAAGAGCATTAGGAGAATTAGATCACCCAGAAAGCTCAGTAATTAATCTACAAAATGTATCACATAATGTTGTTAAAATTAAAATGGTTGGGGATGATGTATATGGAGAAGTTGAAATACTATCTACCCCTGCAGGAAACATACTTAAGGAATTATTTAGAAATGGAATTACTGTTGGTATATCTTCTCGTGGAATGGGTTCTGTAAAAGAAAACCATTCAGATGGTACAGTAGAAGTACAAGATGATTTTGAATTATTATGTTTTGATTTTGTTAGTACTCCATCAACACATGGTGCTTTTATGACACCATCAGGAAGAGCAATAACAGAATTGCAAGAAGGCAAAATTAAAATACCAAAATATAAATATACAAACGTGAATAATATAGTTAGAGATATTATTTGCGATAATACAGGCATGTGTAAATGTTAAAGTAGTGAACAATTAATTGTTCATAAACACGAAAAAAGCCGCAAAATATGTGGCTTTTTCATATTTCTGTCATATGTATGCGTAACAATAAAGGTTACAATAAAATGACACACTCGATGAGAGATTAAAATATCAAAGTATAAAGGTAGTTATGTCCAACTATCTTTGATTTCAATTAATAGAATATTAACTAAAAACAAAATTATGAGAAAATTATTTTTAAGCTTAGCTTTAGGACTGCTCTTCGCATTTGGAGTAAACGCACAAAATGCAAAAGGTAATTGGTA